AGATCCCCGAGATATTGCAAAGTTGAACAGGTCACATAATCACCCAAGTTCTCCCGCGTCAAAATCATCTTAAGCTGAAAGTACCTGCAAAAATAATCGCCCGGCTGATAATCCAGCCATTCTGACCAGCTGATGTTATCCTCAGATAAACGTATCTTGAAACTGGCCACATTTTGCGTCTCTTGTCCAGTGAACCGGTAAGAAAGACTGTCATTAAACCTCGCATCCGGATCACTGTTAAACCTTCTGCCTGTTGATAAGGAAACAATCGCCTCTATCTCAATAAAAACCGCTGCCACGTAGCCGATATCCCGCACAGGCGTATCGTATTCTCCGGATTGAAATCCATCGGATATAACCAGCGTCTCAAAACTGACTTCAAGGTTTGTCTTTACGCCTTCCCATAAGGGATGCTCCTGATATTCAGCAACGACATTTCTAAACGGAATCTCCCCCACAGTAAGGACCGATTCCGTGGGGTTTTCGGAATAGTTACCTGAAGTATCAATGGCCTTGATCCAGAATTTCTGATCAATGCCTTTCTTAAGGCCCGTGGTTAGATAGTGTGTTCCCTGCTGAAATGTTATTACCTCGCCGCTTTCCCAGTCTACCCCGCGCCTGATTTCGTATCCCCAGACATCTACATCAGGAATCTCGCTCCAGCCGAAATAGAGCTGATCCCTGTTCTGGTTAACCAAGAAAGTTGAAACATCGCTTGGCGGCGCAGATTTACCCACAACCGTGATTGAGGATTCGGGCGCAGTGGCTAAAGAACTTTCCTCATCCATATCCGTAAGCGAGGTAACTTTGACTTTATAGGTGTGCCGGTCAACGATATCGCCGATAATGCGGAAATACGATCCAGTAGTCTCCCCCCTGGCGCCCCAGCTTAAGCCGCCGTCATCGCTTAAGTAAATCTTCGCCTTGGCAAAGGATTTGACATAATGGTCGACATACACCGGCCGGTCAAACCAAACATCAATCGCATTTTCAATTGTGCCGTCGGTTTTCTTAACCAAAGATTCGGTTAAAGTAAGATTTGCCACAGGCGGAATTTCTCCTGACAAAGAGGAGTAATTATTCTGCGGCAGGATAATATCAGAGTCATCATAAACCGCCTCGTCATATTCCAGGGCCTGAATCTGCACTTCATTCTTGCCTTCTCTTTGGATCGCTACGACCCTAAAGTCTTTTTTAACCTTATTCGTCTCACCTATGGCGTAGACATTAAAATCCTGCGGCGTATTTGTGAATGCCTGGCAGGTGATTTCTGTATAGGTCCCGGCGGGTGATATGATTAACCTTTCTTCAATTGCATCGTCGGAAAATCTGATTTGGATCTTGTAGGATTTGCCGTCCTCGATGGTCATCGGCCGGTCCAGCTTAATTAATACCGTTGTGGATCCGTCCTTAATTCTGCCCGAGAATCCCCATTGCGGCACATCATGGGAAATAGAAATAATATCTCCGGCCTGGCAGGCAACTGCATCAATGCCTGCCTTAAAAACAATTGAGCGGTTAATATACTTTGCAACCTTTAAGGCATAGCGCGCTGCGCGGATAGCATAGCTTGCCCCAGTGGTAAATAACCGGAGCTGGCTCTTGCGCATCGGCTCGCCGTTAGCCAACGCTTCTTCATCAATATAAGCGATGGTTTCCTGGCGATAGTTCTTCTCTTTATCCGTAAACTGCACCTCGATCACATTCGGCACTTCTTTAATCGTCTTCCAGCTCTGAACAAAGCTGTCTTTGACGATATTGCCCATGCCGAAAAGCTGAGTCGGCATGGTTTGTTTATCTATCTTAAAAGTGATTCCGCCTGCGCTGTATAAAGGCATAGCATTAAATACAGCGCTTAACTGAATCAGTATATCCAGGGCTTTGTTGTTTGAGTCAATCACGACATCGAGCCTAAATCGTTTCTCAAATCCGCCTTTTCCGTCAGCAACCTTCTCTTCGCAATACTGCGACATCTCTAAGAGCGATGCATTATCCAGATGCGAAGTTAAGATAAACTCTCCCAGCCCGTAGCGGTTATTGACGATAAAATCTCTGAGGCACCATACCGGATTGGCTGAGTATTTCTGAACATAGGTTATGCCGTCCCATTCAAGCAAAGTATCATCAGATAAGAGCCGGTAATTGCTTCCATCCCAGCAATAGTCTTCCCAGCTAACCGGCGCGCCTAAATTCCTGATGTCCGGCAGCAAAACCTTTTTGCCTTTTATAACCGCGGTAACATTCGGGGTTCCGCCGTTAAGCTGGTCTGTCGCCAAAAGCTGCAGGCCCAAAAGCGCAGTATTTGGATAGCTTAAGTCATCGGTCTTAAGCTCATCTATTTGAAATAGCGTTAAATCTCCCTGGCGAAGCGGCGAAAGCGAGCTGTCATCCGAGGTGCGGGTTATCCTGATATCGTATTGCCCGGGAGTTAGTCCGACTTTACGAAACACCCGGCGTACTGTTGAGCGGGATTTTTCTGAAATGGTTGTCTCGCCTAAATCAATATAAGTACTTTCTGAGTGTAGTTTATACTCAACCCTGTAAGTAACGCTCCAGCTTTGGATATCGCCTGAACCTGAACTCTGCTGGTAAAGGCCGTTATTCAGCCTTAAGTGGATCTCAAAGCCTTCCACATCCAAATCCACAGTGGTGTAAACATAAGGATTGTTTTTAACCAGGTTGGCGTTAACCGGATAAAGATTGTGCAGGTCCTCAAAGTTGCTGACAAGGCTCTGATAGTTTGCGCCAAAGCGTTTTGAAACCGTCACTCCGCCGAAGTTAGCAATAGGATTGTTATTAATCTCGATGCTCTCGATTGACTCGATCTCGCCTTCGCAAAGCGCAAGTAAAACATTTAAATAATGATTGTCTCCATCTTCCCAAAGGAATTGATTAATGATATTGCCGCCGATTCTGTGCTCGCCGTAAACAACCGCCACCGGCACTCCCACCTCTTGGATAGTTTGAACTCCATCCCAGCCGTAAGTAGGCGATCCTTCATCTATGCCGGTTGCCGAGCCTAAATTGAAATCCGGCATCTTGGGCTGGTTCATATGCTGATAAATGGCATAACCCATGGAGAGCACAAAAAAGGTAAATAGGAACGGATGCGCTACAGCCACGGCCCATACTGCCGATACTATGGCAGAGATGATCGCAACCACCGGCGCTTTGACTTCCGGGATAATAGTAACCTCGTCCTCATTATCAAGATATGCTGATAAATTCTCGATGCGCTTGCCGCTGACAATAATGCGCTTATTCTCGTAATCAAATCCGGACTCAATTAAAACTTCCTGAAGCGTCTTATGGCGGGAATAAGGCACTTCCTTAACCTGAGCCTCTTCCAGTTTAAACGGATTATCTATGTTCCTTATAGTCAGCATATTTTGTCTTTTAACCTGTAAAATCCCTCTATCCTTACCTGCCAAGAGAGATCATTTATCCTTGAGATAATCACGCCCGGCCTTGCGCAATGGATAAATCTTCCCTTGCTCAAGATTATTCCTGCGTGATTGGCAATTCTTCTTGAATTAACAAACAATACTCCGTCAAGCATCTCGGGCGTCTTAACGCTCACCCAGTCATGGAAGTAATGCTCTTTAAAATAATCCTTCCCTTGCGTTCCCCAGATCTTGCTGTATTCAAGATCCTCAATATCAAACAGTCTCACGCCTAAGTCAGCGTAAACAAACTTCAAGAAACCCCAGCAGTCAAGCCCTTCTAAGGACCGGCCCCTATGCTGATACGGCAGCCCAAGATACTTGTCAATGATGTATTGCTCTACATCACGTAGATGCGCCTTGCCGGTACCGACGGGAAAGCCCCGAATCTCTGATAATTGTTCAGCTGCTTGCATCTCTGTTTTGTCTTGTTGCATGTAAGCTCAGCTCCTGCATATCCGCACTCTATCGATTTAAACTTCCAGCTGCAGTAATTCCGGGAGTAGCGTCTTGCCGGTAAATCCACTCCCAGGACATCGAACTTTCCTGTCAGGGTAAACTCCACGTTATTCTGGTCTGCTGTATAACTATCGATGTAAAATATGTCGTCCATAAAGGCATCCGGATCAGATAACTGATCCAGCCAGACCATGCGGATAGTTACTTTCTTGCCTCTAAAATCAAACTGCTCCAAGTAGAGCTGAATCAGCCTTGAGACATTGGCAAGCCGCACCTTAACTTGATCAATCTGCCCTTGGTTATTCTCGCCGACAAACTCATGGGTTATAGGAAACCGCGAATAAGTAACGCCGTTATAAATTACATCCTCGTCAAAACTCGCAAAACAGAGGTCATTTATCCCGTCATATTTTTCAAGTGTATACAAAAATATCGGCGTATTCTCGCGTTTTGCTTTCTCTTGTTTAAATGCGCTGTCTGTTTCCCGCGGCATTATTTCACCTCAATAAATTCAAATTCAAAATCATACACGCCGTATGCCTTGCGGCTAAACTGAAAACTATCCTCAACAAAACGCACGGTATATTCAATTGAATCGTTGGGGTTTGTCCAGGTAAACGCCATAAACGCGCCAAACTTACCCTTAAAAAAGTCTGAAACCTCCGTCATTTCCATATGCGTCCTATTATTAAATCTAAGCGTCCATTTACGCTGAGGATTTGCCCATTTGCGCCGCCTCTGTTCTGCCCCGTTTTCAAACTCCGAGACAATCGTCTTATACTCAAGCGCCTCATCAATGAGAAAATCCGGCAAATAGCTAAAGTCGCTCATGTATAACTCCTGATCACTGAACGAATCTTGCCGTTGTTATAAATATCGTCTGCAATCGCATTGGAAAGCATCTTGCGGTTACGCCAAACATCCTGAGCGTCCCATGCCTGTATGACCTGATTCACATTTATGGTTATGCCCCCCTTTGCAGGTTTTCCTTCGTTGAGAGATTTCAAATTTTCTGATCCACCTAATGCGCGCATACCGCGCCTGGATAAAACCCCTTCTCCGGTCTGCGCAACTATCGGCACCTCTTCGGGCGCAAGGCCGGAATGCGCTCTTATAGGTAAAATCTGTCCGCCAGAGTGATATATCATGCCGCCTTGATGGAAAAATGGGATCATGCCCGGGAAAATCGAACCAATGGTCTTAACCAGGATCATCTTGGCCAAAACCTCAGCCAGGACTTCCAGCATCATATTGCCAAACTCTGCAAAATAATCTTTGATATCATCCATTTGGCCTTTAAAAACATCACTGAAAAAGTGCTTAAATACGCTCCCCAGAGATCGAGCTACGCCTTCCCCCATAGACTGAATTGCATCAAACTTCTGCGCCACCTCTTCAATCTTAATATCCTTGCCTAAGTTTTTAAGCGCATCGATGAATCCTGTTATCGCATTCTTTGCTTTATCATATCCTTTGACTAAGCTGCCTTCGCCAGTCACTAGGACATTTGATATCTTATTGCCGACTCTATCCATCTCCATATCAGACGCTTTAATAAGGCCCTGAAGATTGTCCCGAAACGTCTTGATATGCTGTGACGCTTCGCGGTACGGCTCGCCGAGCTTCCCTGGGAGTTTACCCAGGACCTCATAAAACTTCTCTAAGCCAAGGGCAATCTTGTCAAAACCCACCAAAAGGTATTTGATGAGCTTCACAAAGCCGATGTAGACCATCTGGGCACCGATCTCAACTGCGTTAAGGACCGGCACAGCCACATCTCTGAATTTAAGGAAAACGACGATAAGAATAGACACGGCGATAGCGATCCCGGCAATCCAGGGATGCGCCAAGGCAAATAGGGCAAGCTTACCGACTAAATCAATAATAAGTCCGCCCAATCGTACCAATCGTCCTATCAAAGCGACTACTACACCGCTCAGCGTCATAAAAATACCGGTCACTGCTATAGTCTGCACAATCATCTGTTGCGTTGCCGGTGTTAGGCTATTCCAAAGATTAAGCAGATTGCCAAAGACGTTGGCCAATTTATGCGCCACCGGCACCAAAGCTTCAGCAATACTCACACGAAGCCCGATAAAGGCAC